ATCTATGATATCACGAATGTGGATCATATGAATTTCAAGAAGAAATGCCTGAAATTCAGTTGCCGGAGGGTGAGAAGATAGATGATGTCGGAGAGCATTGCAGGAAAAAGACAATTTCGGAGAAGGTGAGGCGGTAGGTTTGGCGACGGACAGGATTAAGATTGACCAGCTGGCGACGGTGGTCATGGAGGGGCTGCAGGAATACGCCGACCTTGCGACCGAGGATCTGAAGGCGGCTGTGAAGAAGGCTGGCAATTCTGCGAAAAAGGATGTGCAGGAAGGGGCTCCGGTGGATACTGGGGCGTACAAGAAGAGTTGGGCGGTGAAGACCACGAAGGAAACTTCCAATTCGCTGGAGGTGACGGTGTATTCCAGGAACCGGTATCAGCTGGCGCATCTGCTGGAGTTCGGGCATGCGAAGAGGAACGGCGGCAGGACGAGGGCATTTCCTCATATCGCACCGGCGGAGACGGCTGCGGCTGAATTGCTGGAGCGGGAAGTGGAGGCGAAACTGAAATGACGATGGATGAGCTTGTGGCGATGCTGCAGGAGATGGGGCTGCCTTTTGCGTATGACCATTTTGCGGAAGGGGAGAGCCCGGGGACGCCGTTTATCTGCTACCTTTTGCCCGGCAGTGACAATTTTGCCGCGGACGGCAGGGTGTATTTCCGATAATGTGAAATGGGGTATCCGAAAGCGTATGCAGAAAGGCATACCGAACGGACATTTTCGTGTTTACGGTTACGAATGGAATGGTGATGAATTAGTTATCGTTCCGGAGGAGGCAGCTGTGGTCAGGCGAATTTATCAGAATTTCCTTGACGGCAAATCCAGACTGGAAACCGAGCGTGAATTTGCGGCGGAGGGCATTACCACAAGGGATGGATGCCGATGGGTGGATTCCAATATCAAGGTTGTTCTCACAAACGTGACTTACACGGGCAATATGCTGCTTCAAAAGGAATTTATTTCAGATCCAATTTCCAAGCACAGAAAAAAGAATCACGGTGAACTTCCACAGTATTACGTGGAAGATACTCACCCGGCAATCATTGATAAAGAAACTTTTGATTATGTGCAGGAAGAGATTGCCCGAAGGAAGGAGTTGGGACCGAGGGCAAATAAGAGCCTGAACCTTACCTGCTTTTCAGGAATGCTGAAATGCCCGTACTGCGGTCAAAGCTATATGCATAACAAGCGTACCGACCGGGGATTCATGGAATTTTGGGTCTGCGGGTCGAGAAAGAAAAGCGGCGGCAGGTGTTCCGTTGGCGGCAGCATCAACCATGAGAACCTCAAGAAAGCCTGTGCCGCCGTTCTTGGGATGGCTGAGTTCGATGAGGATGCGTTCCATGCCGAAGTGGACTTCATAAATGTGCCGGAGCGGAATGTTCTGGAATTTCACTTGAAAAACGGTGAGGTAGTGACCAAAGATTGCCCGAACACGGGACATAAGGATTGCTGGACACCGGAATACAGAGCGAAAACATCTGAAAAGCGCAGAAAAAAGCCGAATTGCAAAGGTTCTTCTGTGCTGACCGGCAAAATTAAGTGTAATCATTGCGGTTGTAATTTCCGTAGGGCGGCACAGCCTTCTGCTACGGCGGAGAGCGGAAAAGCCTACTACTGGCGGTGTTCTGAGCGAGACGGCTGCAAAACGGTCGGACTGCGTGAGGATATTCTGAAGCCTTTCATTGCGGATGTTCTCGGTATTGTGGAATTTGATGAAGATGCTATTGATGCCAGAATTGACTACATTGATGTAATTTCTGCCATGGAGATGATTTTTTATTTCAAAGACGGTACAGAGGTCAGCAAAACGTGGGAACAGCCGAAACGAACAGGCAGACTGTGGACAGATGAGCAGAAAGCAAAGTTCAAGGAATCTATCAAAGGAGCATATACACCTGAAAGACGGCAGCAGATGAGTGAACATATGAAACAGTTACGGAAGGAGCGTGGGAACGCATGGCGCAAAGAAAAGTAACGGCAATACCTGCTACTATCAGCAGATATACTGCCACGCCGATAAACAGTACAAAGAAACGCCGTGTTGCAGGATATGCCCGTGTTTCGACCGACCATGAAGATCAGACTACAAGCTATGAAGCACAGGTCGATTATTACACCAATTACATCAAGAGCCGTGATGATTGGGAGTTTGTAGCAATCTATACGGACGAGGGCATCTCCGCAACCAACACCAAAAAGCGTGAGGGCTTTAAGGCTATGATAGCGGATGCCCTTGCCGGAAAAATCGACCTCATTGTGACTAAGAGCGTGAGCCGTTTCGCACGAAATACGGTGGACAGCCTTACCACAGTGCGAAAGTTGAAGGATGAGGGCATTGAGATTTATTTCGAGAAGGAAAACATCTGGACGCTCGATTCCAAGGGCGAACTTCTCATAACCATCATGTCGAGCCTTGCTCAAGAAGAAAGCCGCTCCATTTCCGAGAATGTCACATGGGGACAGCGTAAGCGTATGGCAGACGGCAAAGTCAGCTTTGCCTACAGTCGATTTCTCGGATTGGATAAGGATAAGGAAACGGGCAAAATTGTGGTGAATCCTGAACAGGCAGAAACAGTGCGGCTGATTTTCCATCTGTTTCTTGAGGGCATGACACCGCATTCCATCGCCGCTGAACTTACGAGCCGCGGCATCAAAACACCTGCAGGCAAGGATGTATGGAATCAACAGACGGTACGCCGGATGCTTTCAAATGAAAAGTATAAAGGCGACGCACTCCTTCAGAAAGAATTCACGGTGGATTTTCTGCAGAAAAAGATGAAAAGGAATGAGGGCGAAGTTCCGCAATACTATGTGGAGGGCAACCATGAGGCAATCATCAGCCCTGCAGTGTTTGATATGGTGCAGGCAGAGCTTGCCAAGCGAACAAAAAGCGGTTCACGGTACAGCGGTGTAAGCATCTTCTCGAACAAGATAAAATGTGGGGACTGCGGTGGCTGGTATGGCTCAAAGGTATGGCATTCCACTGACCGTTACCGCAAAGTAATCTACCGCTGCAATCATAAATACAACGGAGAGAAGTGCCAGACTCCCCATGTTACGGAGGACGAGGTTAAGGCGGTATTTGTGTCGGCATACAATCAGCTTTTGACCGAAAAGAATGAAATCATCGCCAATACAGAGCTTATCCGCAAAACGCTCTGTATGACCGATGCTTTGGAAGAAGAAAAACAGAAGCTGGAGGACGAAATGACTGTGCTGGTGGAAATGACGCAAAGCATCGTGGCAGAGAATGCCCGCATCGCACAGAATCAGGATGAATACCAGAAACGGTACAACGGACTGGTTGAACGGTACGATTCCGTCAAATCAAAGTATGACAAAGTGACCGAGACCCTTGCCGCAAAGGAAGCGCAAAGCGAACGCTTGCTGAATTTCATCCGAGTGCTGAAATCTCAAGACGGCACGATCAGTGAGTTTGACAGCAGTCTTTGGGGCAGTATGGTTGAGTTCATCACGATTGGCAGGAGCAAGGAGGTTACAGTTACTTTCCGGGACGGCACGGAAATACAGGCATAACAAGATATCAAAAATCATGGCACTCGGCTGCGGTCGGGTGTCTTTTTTTCGTTAAGAGGTAGAAAAATCTGTGAATTTGTGCTACAATAAATTGCACGATTAAAACAATTTATTTCAAAAGAGATAGACGAGGTGGAAGTTAATGCTGAAGAACAATATAGAAGTTGATGTAAAGGTAAAATGCATAGAAGCAGAAACCACACAGGCGAAACTTGCCGAGGATGTGGGAACCACCCCATCCTATGTAAATCGATTGATAAAGAAAAATGAAAATATCGTAAATAAGACTTTTATCCAGATGCTGGAATCATTAGGCTATGATATTGAATTGACATATGTTAAAAAGGAAGAGTCATAGTGTGATGGTTTGAAACCAGATACCACATGCTCAGGAGGAATTTTCAATGAAGGTTGAATTTCTTGTTAACACAGAAATAAATGATGGGCGGCAGATTTTTATTTCAGCTGCAGAATTCGAAAAGGCGCGAAACAATGATGAAGAGTTTAATAGTTTTGCGTTTGCAACGCATGCGCTTTTTGCGTTTTACGGAGCGGATGATTTTATAAATCGCTCTGAATATGAAAAAATCCTAGAGGTACTGGATAAGCACGGAGCGGTTATTATTACTGTAGTTGATGAAGGGCGTCAAAGGCGAGTTTATCCAGAAGTGTTTGTTTCTAACAATAATCGTTTGAAAAGGGTAGACCTATGACATGGGCATTACGTAACGGTGCATACGGCATCGTTATGAGGGGTGTGCAAAAATGCACCTGTGCGGGTGCATCGTTAAGGGGTAGAAATTCCGCTCCATTATGTTGTATCAAATTAGACACGGCAACAGATCCCTGTTGTGGAAGTGGCGGATTTTTGCTTGCGTCACAGGAATTTCTGACAGATCCAGAAAATTACACTCTGGACAGAGAAGAAAAAGCATTTTTGAAGAATGGGACGTTCCATGGAAATGAACTGGTTGCAACGACATTCAAATTATGCCTGATGAATCTGTATCTGCATAACATTGGAGATATCTATGGAGAAATTCCGGTAGAACTGGGAGATTCTTTATTAACAGATCCGGGTACTCGCTATGATTATGTATTGACAAATCCGCCCTTTGGTAAAAAATCCTCAATTACATTTACAAATGAAGAGGGCGAGCAGGAAGATGAGGATCTGGTATATAATCGTTAGGATTTCTGGGTTACAAGTTCTAACAAGCAGTTAAATTTTGTCCAGCATATCAATACGATTCTGAAGTCCACCGGTGTAGCGGCTGTTGTTGTTCCGGATAATGTGTTGTTTGAAGGCGGTGCAGGAGAAACAATCCGAAAGAAATTACTGGAAACAACAGACCTGCATACAATTCTCCGGCTTCCTACGGGTATCTTTTATAAGCCAGGAGTAAAAGCGAATGTCATTTTCTTTGATAAACGTCCGGCAAGTCCAGAGACGCAGACCAAAGAAGTATGGATTTATGATTTTCGTACGAATATTCATTTTACATTAAAGCAGCATCCGATGACAGAAGCTGATCTGGAAGATTTTGTTTCCTGTTATCATCCGGAAAATCGTCATGAGCGAATAGAAACGTATTCAGAAAGTAATCCGGAAGGAAGATGGAGAAGATTTTCTGTTCAGGAAATTTTGGAACGGGATAAAACCAGTCTGGACATTTTTTGGATTAAGGACAAGTCCTTAGCGGATCTTGATAATTTGCCACCGGCAGATGAACTGGCAGGAGATATTATTGAAAATCTCCAGAGTGCATTGGAGAGCTTCCAGGAATTGATGGGACAGTTGAAACGATAAGGTATGGAAAAGTTAAAGCAGATGGAAGCCGTACCTCGTAGGAAATTGCTGTTTTACAAGGTAGTCATATTGCTGTTGAGGATCCAACGGTTCTGAAAGAACAGATACTAGGAGAAAAGTAAATTTTATTGATGGAGCTTTAGGAAGATGTTTTATTTTCAAGCCCATTGTATGCTGCAATGTTTATTAGCAAAAACTCAAATGGATTGACGAGTTGGAAAAATGCAGATGGCCATTTGCTTAAGAAAGAAAGTAGCGAAACAATAGATGAAAACAAATAATTAACGATTGGAAGGATGATGAAATGGCGAGAATAGAGACGCTTACAGCCTATAAATGTAAATTTAGTTATCTTCTAAGAAATAATCCTTTGATTGAGGAACAGAGAGAAGCAATTAAAGCTGGAGAGGATCCAGAGTATTCGTTCTCTGATTTTATTTGTACATATCAGACATACACGGAGAACTTAGCGATTGGCGAGAATACTGATAGGGCTATTTTTTTATCAGCAGAAAAAATAACGGAAAGCGATAAAGATGGTTTGAAAATATGGCATCTTGCTCCAAGTGCTGGAAAGCAAGGGAAACCTGTCACAGTAGTTAAGAAGTCGGGAAAGAAATATGATTTCGACTCCAGCTCAGCAGCGTTATATGAATACCATATTTTTGTGTATGAAAATAAGGAAGGTCTATTTGCAATTTTTCACAGACAAAATGGATCTGGATGTAAAAGTGTATTTTTAGAAACTGCTAACAAGGCCATCAAGTCAAAAGGTTTAAAACTTGAAATGGATTTGATAGTACCTTTGACAGATGGAATAAAGGGCGCAACTGCGACTAAAATTACATTGCAGTTCACTAAGCAGAATAAATCTTCCGATGTTGCAGATAATATAAAAAGTTCAAAAAAGAAACATATTATTAGAGATTTGGGATTAAATCTTGAAGTAAGTGAGAATAGTAAAGTGTTAAGAATCATCAAGAGTATGCAGTCTGGAAAAATCAACCAGGCAGAGGCGTTTGCTCAAATTAAGGCAGAGTTTAGGGATTCGGCAGATTATAATGATGCAGAAATAACACTTCGTGTTGGTAATCGTCACAGAAAAGTACCATGGAACGAGTTTGAAAGTATCATGGGAACTCATGACATTTCAAATGCCCTTTATGAAGCATACAAAATATCACACGATTTTGTAGGGGAACTTACAAAATTAGCCTATGAATATTACAAGGAAATAATAGAATCTGAGGAGGTGTAGTATGCCAAACAAGATTGTATTAATTGCAATAGCGGTGGTGATAGCGTGTGTAATGATCTTTGGTAATAAAAAAGTAAGAGTGTTCCCAGTATTCATGAAACAACTTCAGGTGTTTAAAAATGCAAAAACAGATAGGATATCACTCTGGGATATATTGTGTTTCATCATAATGCCGGTTGTGTTGTCTGTGGTTATTGCATTGGGATTGGACTGTAAAATTGATAATACACTTGCAGGAGTATTAACAACGGTATTTGCTTTTGTATTTACCGTGCTTTTTGGCTTTGCAGCCATTTTGGTTGGAAAACTAGATAGCAATAATGCGATCGAAAAACAGGTTGTTGGAGAGACTTTTGTGTCTATAATGACATCAAATATTCTTTCATTGCTTGCAGCTGTTTTATCAATAATGGTAATTATTACAAATAACGAGAGTGCAAGTTTGGTTCTTTCGATATGCATATTTAGCTTTTCATTTATGATAATCATGTTGCTTTTGATGATATCGAAGAGAACTTTTGTAATATACTGTAATAATAAATCATGATGTTAATTGTTCGTAAGAAAATGGGTGTTACAATATGAGTACCATTTGTTAAATAGTGAACACATCTAAGGTGAAAATGAACATACCATGGTCAAAAAAGGTGTTCTGCACTAGTCGACAAAAAACTGGACACAATTTTTTGAATTTTTACAGCGAAAATCCACGAACTTTTTGGTAGATCCTTGCTTGGCTGGGTGGAGTGTATCAAGGTATTCCACAATTGTTAAGCCTGCGTGTACACTGCTTATGCGGTTTTGGGATTGGCAATCACTCCATACCTGTAGTTGTGTTTGAGAAAGTATTATCATTAAAAAAATAATATTAGAAGGAAAATATTTCTAATGTCAAAATAAATAGATCTTTGTGATAACTGTGGTAAGAAAATGAAGAGAACAGCTAAATGTGAGTTCTACGGTAAAAAATGTGATAATACGATATATAATTGGAATTTTAATTATGAAGGATTACCAAAATACGAGCATAATATAGATGAAACTAACTGGAGAGATTCTGAAGACAGCATTCTAGGTGATGAGATCCGCACAGGCAATCGGGATCGCTTCGCCATATACGGAGAGAACTCCGTAATGCTTTAAGGAATTGTTCATGACGATCTGCACGATCATCATAGCAAGCTGGTTGCTGCATGGTGCGGCACCCAGAGAGGCGATACGCGTAATATTGCTTCTCTTAAGCACCAGATGTTCCTTCCGCAGCTTCACAGTTTTGCAATGGGTTAAGAACCAAAGCACCAGACAGCCGGAAAAAATCTGGCCGATGATGGTGGCAAAGGCTGCGCCCGCAATGCCCCACTGGAACACAAAGACAAACAAGGCATCCAGGATCGTGTTGATGACGGCACCGCTTAAGTTGCAGATCATGGAAATGCTGGGGCGCCCGTCCGCACGTACCAGATTGCCGCCTCCGGAGGTTAAGATCAAGAACGGAAATCCAGGGGAGACGATGCCGATGGAGCCGGGAAATTCAGGCTGTTTTCTCTCCATCGGCATTCACAGAAAGTCTTTTGAAACAAATCAGACAGATGAATAAGTTTATAAGCTCTTCGCTTAGGTTCTAACGAAAGCTTATTCTGGATAAACCAGGCGGTCCGGCTTGATGTCGTAAAGCACTTCATCGAGATATTTTTTTGCCAGATATTTTGCCATGCCAAGGTTCATATCCAGATAGTTGCCGCAGTCTTTGGCACTGGCTCCCGGAACCTCCCCTTCAAAATCCCGGATGAATTCAAAGGTTTCCGTCATAAGGGGTACAATGTCTTTGGACTCATAGTCCCCGGTCAGCAGAAGATAATTGCCGGTGCGGCAGCCCATCGGTCCCCAGTAGATCATTTTCGGTCCGAATACCGGGTGGTTTCTAAGAAAGGTAGCTGCCAGATGTTCGATGGTGTGAAGCTCTGCCGTATTCATGACCGGCTCCTCATTGGGCGAAGTCATGCGGATATCAAAGGTGGTGATAATGCCATCCCCCACCGCATCCTTGCGGGACACATAGATTCCCGGCTGCAGTTTGATGTGATCTATGGTAAAGCTCGTGATTTTTTCCATAGGATTCCCTCTTTTCTAAAAATAATATAATAGTTCCTATATATTACCAGACATAAAATAAAGATGCAAGAGATCGATCTATAACTCACATTGACTTTACCTCCCTGGAATGATAAACTAAGAAACAGAGTGATGATTCAGAAAAATCATAACAATATAATAAAAATCTGTTACTTAACATTGGAGGGAAAACCATGATAGATGGAAAGAAAGTTTTGTTCAGCGGCATGCAGGCCACGGGAAATCTGACCCTTGGCAATTACTTAGGAGCTCTTAAGAACTGGGTGCAGCTCAGCGATGAATATGAATGCTTTTACAGCGTGGTGGATATGCATTCCATCACCGTGCGCCAGGATCCGGCAGAGCTGCGCAAACGTGCCCGCAGCCTGATGGCTCTTTATATTGCAGCAGGTCTCGATCCCAAGAAGAACTGCATTTATTTCCAGTCCCACGTGTCCGGACATGCAGAGCTTGCATGGATCTTAAACTGCTTTACCTACATGGGTGAGCTGAACCGTATGACCCAGTTTAAGGATAAGTCCGCAAAACATGCCGACAACATCAATGCGGGACTTTTTACCTATCCGGTTCTGATGGCGGCGGATATTCTGCTGTACCAGACGGATGTGGTTCCGGTTGGCGTGGACCAGATGCAGCACTTGGAGCTGACCCGCAACCTGGTAGAGCGTTTTAATAATGTTTATGGAGAGGTGTTCACCATGCCGGAGGCTTATATCGGCAAAGTCGGCGCCAAGATCATGAGCCTTCAGGAGCCAACCAAGAAGATGTCCAAGTCCGATGAGAACCCGAACGCCAGCATTTATCTGATGGATGATCCGGATACCATCATGCGCAAGTTCAAACGTGCAGTCACAGACTCCGAGGGTCGGATTGCTTACTCTGAGGATCAGCCAGGAATCCGCAACCTGCTGGAAATCTACTGTGCATGTACTGGCAAGACTCCGGATGAGGCAGTCAAGGAATTTGATGGACAGGGCTACGGTGTCCTCAAACCGGCAGTCGGTGAGGCAGTTGTCAATGTGCTGAAGCCTCTGCAGGACGAATATGCAAAAATCATCAAGGACAAGGCATATCTGGATTCTATCATCAAGGAGAATGCAGAGAAAGCGTCCTATTATTCTTCGAAGACCCTGCGCAAAGTACAGCGTAAGGTTGGTTTCCCGGATCGTATTCGATAAAAGAAAGGAATAATCGGTGGAGGTTCTGGATTGGGACGTCCACCGAACCTTATGAAAAGAAGTTTCGCGGCTGTCGGTGGCGGATTTTTGCAATCGTGCAGCTGCGAGGAAAAAATGGAGGCGGAAGTATTATGAAACGTAAAACACTGGCAGTTCTCTGCGTGGCAGCTTTGTCATTGAGTCTGCTCTCAGGCTGTGGAAGCAGCACAAAAGAGAGCAACACAACAACCGAAAGCACATCGGAATCTACAGAAGAATCAGCAGAAGCGACCGATGCGGATTCCTCTGAGGACTTTATGGATGCGAGCACGATAGAATCCGAGGATGGAGAAGAAGAGCTGGCCGAGGAAGTAGATGCCACGGATGGTGAGGAAGAGACGGCCGAGAAAGCAGATGCTGAGGAAGAAGAGAGTACCGATACGGTTGTCCTTGATACCAGCAAGGAACTTAGCGGTATCCATCATGTAGAGATTATTTTAAAAGACTACGGAACCATCTCTGTGGAACTGGATGCAGACAGCGCTCCTATCACAGTGACAAACTTCATCAAGCTGGCTCAGGAGGATTTCTATGACGGACTGACCTTCCACCGGATCATAGATGGATTTATGATGCAGGGCGGCGACCCGCTGGGCAACGGAACCGGCGGATCCAAGGAGACCATCAAGGGTGAATTCTCCAGCAATGGCGTAGAGAATAACCTGTCCCACACAAGAGGAGCCATCTCCATGGCCCGTTCAAGTGCCATGGACAGCGCAAGCTCCCAGTTCTTTATTGTTCAGACAGACAGTCACTACCTGGACGGCGAGTATGCCGTATTTGGCTATGTGACTGACGGTATGGACATCGTAGATGAAATCTGCGAAGAAGCAGAGCCTATCGACAGCAACGGCCTGATTGCCGACGACGCACAGCCGGTGATCGAGGATGTAAAGGTTATAGATTAAGGATTATAATTTGATAACCAGTACCGGAATCGGCGGGTGGTTCGGGCGATTGTAATAGTCCGATTTTATGACCAGATATTGCTTGGGGTCCAGTCCGGCCAGCCATGTTAAAATGGCATCCCGCTCTTCAAATCCGGAATCCCCTCCACTGTAGATACACAGGGAGAGAAGACCGCCCTTTTTAAGAAGGGTGAGGGAGGCTTTCAGGGCCGTCAGGCTGCTCTCGGACCGGGTAGCTTTGGCGTGATCGCCGCCCGGCAGATATCCGAAGTTAAAGACGATGCAGCTGACAGAATCTGCAGCCGCATAATCCCCCATGGATTCGTGGGAAATTTGGTAAAGCGTGTAATTTTCCGGGGCGCCTGCGCGAAGCAGGCGCTCTTTTGTGTTGCTAAGGGCCTGCTTCTGGATATCAAAAGCCAGAACCCGGCCCGCCTCTCCAACAAGGGAAGAGAGCAGCAGCGTGTCGTTGCCGTTGCCCATGGTTGCATCAATACATAGATCTCCGGGGCAGACCTGCTGGCGGATAAACTGGGCACACCAATCCG